AACAAAAAGTATGGGTATACCCCTAGAAGCCGCCGCCTTTTATATTATATATATACATGGGATTTTTCCACGCTCACACACAGCCAGTCACCCCCTATCCACAAAACAACCCACCCCCTTTTTTTGGTAGACCTCCTTTTGTAAATAAAATAATACCATATGTATGGAATACGATAGCAAAGACATACAATCTGTAGTATTTATAGAACCTGAAACTAACAATGTAGTTATTAAGATCACAGGCTTTCCTAACAAAGACATAGCTGATTTATATATTAGCTGGGTTATGGCAGAGTTATCTTTTGACTTTACACCTACCAGTGGAACAATAGACACCATGTTACATTAATGAATATAGTTATTCCTTATACTGCCAGAAAACATCAGAAGTTTCTTCACTCTAAGATGTTAGAAAAAAGATGGTCAGTCTTAGTTTGCCATAGAAGATTTGGTAAAACAGTGATGATGATTAATCATTTACTAATGACCGCACTACAATCCAAACTGAAGAACCCTAGGTTTGCTTATATTGCACCTACCTTTAAACAAGCTAAATCTATTGCTTGGGATTACATCAAGCAGTTTAGTGATAAGATCCCAGGAGTACGCTTTAATGAGACAGAGCTGCGTGTAGACTTGCCTAATGGCTCTAGGATAACCCTACTAGGCTCAGAGAACTGCGATGGTCTTAGAGGTATCTATTTGGATGGTTGCGTCATAGATGAGTATGCCAATGTAACAGAACGATTGTTCCCAGAAATTATTAGACCTGCTCTATCCGATAGAAAAGGCTACTGCGTATTTATAGGTACACCACAAGGAATGAATAACAACTTTTACGATATGTACCAGCACGCACAAAAGAACCATAGTGATTGGTTTTATTTTAAAGCACAGGCAAGCAAAACCAAAATAGTAGATGAGGAAGAATTGGAAAAAGCAAAAGAGATTATGGGAGATAACAAGTTCAAGCAAGAGTTTGAATGTGATTGGATAGCTAACATTGAAGGAGCTGTATACGGAGAGGTTATGCAAAAGATGGATGACAAAAGGCAGATTACTAGAGTACCTTACGATCCTTCTTTGCCAGTCTCTACCGCATGGGATATAGGAGTTTCAGACCATACTGCTATTATATTTTATCAACAACTAGGTTCAGCAATTAATATTGTAGATTACTATGAAGAACGAAAACAAGGATTACCCCATTTTATAGAAGTAATAAATTCCAAAGAGTACATCTACAAGGATCACTTTGGTCCACATGATATAGAGGTAATGGAATTTAGTAATGGAAAAACCAGAAGGGAAGTAGCTTATCAATTAGGAATTATATTTAAAGTTGTGCCAAAAATTCCACTAGAGGATGGTATACACGCAACAGCCATGGCACTACCTAGATGCTACATTGACATAGACCATTGCAAAAAATTAATAGATGCGTTAAGACATTACCACAGGAAGTACATAGATAAAAACAGAATGTTTAGATCTAAGCCTGTACACGATTGGAGTTCACACGCCTGTGATGCCATGAGGTATTTGGCTGTGGGACTTCAAGAAATTAATACTAGACAAGCTGCTCCACAAAATGTAGCAGATAATAGTTATAGGATAATATAAATATGGGTTCATTATTTTCACCAAAGATGCCATCACTACCACCAGTAGCACCAGCTCCTGAGATGCCTTCTTCAGAAATTTCAGCAGAAGAAAAAGAAAGTATTGCTAAAGAACAAGCGGCAGTAGAAAGAAAAAGAAGAGGTAGAAAGTCTACGATTCTAACTGGACCTTTAGGAGATGTCAGCGATGCTGAGATAGAAAAGAAAACTTTATTAGGATCATAACATGGGAATTAGAAACATAATTAAAATAGCAAAAGAAATAATCAAACCAAAAAAAACCAAAGTAAAAATTAAAAAAGAAGAACCTGTAATTTTAAAAGCAGAAGAAGTAATTAAAAAACCTGAAGTAGAGCAAGTAAGAGTTACAGAAACTAAATCTACCTTAACTAGAGAGACTAATTAACATGGGAGCAGTAGCGGCAATAACAAAGTCAGTAATGGCAAAACCAAAACCAAAGCCAGCTCCAGTAGTAGCAAAACCAATAGCTACTACTATAGCTCCAACCGCAGCAGAAGTTTCTCAAAGCACAGCAACCGATGCAGATGGATATTCATCCAGTGTTAAAACAAAACGAAAAGGAAGATCAGCAACTATTCTAACTAGCTCAGCAGGAGTAGAGGGAGATGCTACACTAGGTAAGAAAAGTCTATTAGGATCATAATGGCAAAAACAGATTTAAGTAAAAGTTTATTAGCACGATTTGACAAACTACAAGGTCAAAGGCAAAACTGGGAAACACACTGGCAAGAAGTTGCAGATTATATGCAACCAAGAAAAGCTGATGTAACTAAAACCAGAGCCAGAGGAGATAAAAGAAATGAGATGATTTTTGATTCGTCTCCTATTCAAGCAGTAGAATTACTAGCAGCTTCTCTACATGGTATGTTGACTAACCCTTCTACCCCTTGGTTTACCTTACGATTTAAAGAAGAGGATATGGATAACGAAGAAGAAGCAAAACTTTGGTTAGAGTCTGCAACCGAAACAATGTACACTGCGTTTAATCGTTCTAACTTCCAACAAGAAATTTTTGAATTATACCACGATCTAATTACCTTTGGTACAGCAGCAATGTTTATTGAAGAAGATGATGATGATTTAATTAAATTCTCAACTAGACATATTAACGAAGTGTTTATTGCTGAGAACGATAAGGGAAGAGTAGATACAGTATACAGAAGATTTAAACTTTCTGCTAGAGGTGCGGTGCAAAAATTTGGAGATAAAGTTTCTCCAGACATTATGGCAATGTCAAAAAAAGATCCTTACCAAGAAGTAGAATTAATCCACGCACTTTATCCAAGATCTGATTTTAATCCTAAGAAAAAAGATAAAGCTAATATGCCATTTGAATCTGTTTATGTAGAATATAAAAATGGAAACGAATTATCTGTTTCTGGATTTAAAGAATTTCCTTTTGTAGTACCTCGTTACTTAAAAGCATCCAATGAAATCTACGGAAGATCTCCTGCGATGACTGCTTTGCCTGATGTAAAGATGTTAAATGAAATGTCTAAGACCACTATTAAAGCAGCACAAAAACAAGTTGATCCTCCTTTGTTAGTGCCTGACGATGGTTTCTTATTACCAGTTAGAACTGTACCTGGCGGATTAAATTTTTATAGATCAGGAACAAGAGATAGAATTGAACCTTTAAACATTGGTGCAAACAATCCATTAGGATTAAACATGGAAGAGCAAAGAAGAGATGCTATTCGTGCTGTGTTTTATGTAAACCAACTTATGATGCAGAATGGTCCTCAAATGACAGCAACAGAAGTCATCCAAAGGAACGAAGAGAAGATGAGATTACTAGGACCTGTTCTTGGTAGACTGCAATCAGAATTGTTAAAACCATTAATTGATAGAGTGTTGCTATACTGCTCCGTAACAATATGTTGCCAGAAGCACCAGAGTTTTTATCTGGAAGAAATGTAGAAATTGAATATGTATCTCCACTTGCTAAAGCACAAAAATCTTCAGAGCTACAATCTATTATGAGAGCAATAGAAATATTAGGATCATTAGCAAATGTAGCACCAGTATTTGATTATGTTAATTTTGATAACCTAGTAAAACATCTAGCAGACATAGTTGGTATGCCACAAAAATTATTGAAATCACAAAACCAAGTAAACTCTGAAAGACAACAAGCTCAAGAACAAGCTCAACAACAACAACAAATGCAACAGATGCAACAAGTAGCACAAGCAGGAGGAGACATAGCACCATTGGCAAAAGCATTGCCAGAGGAAGCAAAGGCTTTAGTAAACCCAGAAGAGTAATAGAAAGGAAAAAACATGGAAGCAAGTAAACAACTAGAACAATTAATTGGAAAGTTAAAAAAAAATTACGAATTTATATTCAATACAGACGAAGGCAAAGAAGTCTTGTTTGATTTAGAAAAGAGATGCCACTACCACGCTACTACTAATGTTAAAGGAGATAGCCATGAAAGTGCATATATGGAAGGACAACGCAGCGTTCTTTTATTTATAAAATCAATGCTGCAAAATGATAATGAAAAAGGAAAATAATAATGTCAAACGAACAGATAACGCAGGAAACTGTGCCTGTAGAAACAGCGACACCATCTACAGAAACAGTCCAACCAACAGCAACACTTAATACAGTTGCAAAATCAGATACACCTATAACACCCTCTTCTTGGAAAGAGTCTATCAGTGAAGAGTTTAGAAGCGATCCTAGTATAGAGAAATTTACGGAGATTGATGCACTAGCAAAAAGTTACATCAACGCAACTAAAATGATTGGTCAGGACAAGGTAGTTATTCCTAACAACAACTCAACAGACGATCAGTGGAGTGAAGTGTATTCAAAATTAGGTAGACCAGAAACAGCAGATCAATATAAATTAAATGTTAAATCTGATGTAGTTAATTTTGATGAAGGTGCAATTAAATCATTTGCAGAACAATCTCATAAACTAGGTTTGAATAATAAACAAGCTGAAGGTATTTTGGATTTCTATAAAAATAATATGGAAGGTACTGCACAGCAATCAAAGATTGATACAGAGACTGCTCAAGTTCAAGCGGAACAACAGCTAAGACAAGAGTGGGGTAGAGACTTTGAAGGTAAAGTTAAACAAGCTGGTGCATTAGCTAAAGCAAATATTAATCCAGATGTATTAGATATGCAACTACAAGATGGAACAAGGGTAGGAGATCATCCAGAAATTATAAAAGGATTTGCAAAAATTGCTAATATGATGTCTGAGGATAAAATTGTTTCTACAGAAAGCGAAAATGTAGATACTATGAAAGATATTGAATCAGAAATAACTACTTTGACTAATGATACCAATAGTCCTTACTGGAATAAAAATCACCCAGATCACGATAAGGTGGTTCAACAAGTCTATACATTAAGAGAAATGTTAAATGCAGAATAATAATCTAAACGATCAAGAGATTAGATTAGAAATATTGCGGTTGGTTAAGGAAACAGGTTCTGAGAACCAGAAAACAAATCCCTTGCCAACTGCAGATATTTATTATAAATGGGTTAAAGGTAAGACAATTCGCAAGAACCTTACTGACAAGAAGGAATAGACTCTAGTCTAACAGACTTTAAATGCAAGAAATGCCTGTCAATTTTGACGGAGAACCTTTCTGTTTTAATTTTATTAATGACCATGTGGGTTGTTAATATTTAACTTTAATAAATGGAGAGACAAATATGTCATCACAAATAACTACAGCATTTGTTCAGCAGTATTCTGCTAACATTCAAATGCTTTCTCAACAAATGGGATCGTTATTAAGAGACAAAGTCCGAGTTGAATCTGTGGTTGGAAAAAATGCTTTTTTTGACCAAGTTGGTTCAGTAACTGCAGTTTTAAAAACTAGCAGACATTCCGACACTCCGCAAATTGATACACCTCATTCAAGACGAAGAGTATCACTTGCTGATTACGAATATGCTGATCTAATAGACACTCAGGATAAAGTAAGACTCTTAATCGATCCAACATCTTCTTACGCTCAAGCTGCTGCAATGGCAATGGGTAGAGCTATGGATGATGTGATTATTGCTGGTGCAACTGGTACTGCCTTTACAGGTGAAACAGGTGCAACTTCAACTGCTTCTCAAACTGCAATCGCTGCTGGTGGAACTGGTTTAACAATCGCTAAATTAAGAACTGCTAAGCAGACTTTTGATTTGGCTAGTGTTGATCCTTCAATTCCTAGACACATCGTTGTAGGACCTGAGCAGATCAATAATCTACTTTCAACAACCGAAGTAACAAGTTCAGATTTCAACACAATCAAAGCATTGGTTCATGGTGAAATTGATACGTTTCTTGGGTTTAAATTTACAACATCCAACAGACTTACAAAATCTGGTAATGACAGACTTTGTGTAGCTTTTGCACAAGATGGAATAGCTCTAGGAATCGGAAAAGATATTTCCGCTAGAATTGACGAAAGAGCTGACAAATCTTATGCCACTCAAGTGTACTACTGCCAAAGCATCGGTGCTACTAGAATGGAAGAAGCTAAAGTCCTTGGTATAACTTGCGTAGAAGCATAATAGGAGGATATAAAATATGGCTAATTCAATACAATATGCGAAGATAGTTAGTGTTCCTTCTGAGAAGGTTGATACTAATGAACTAGCTGGTAGAGTAAGAGTTGCATTTGCAGAGTACGAAGCAGCAACAGAACAATCTACTATAACTATGTTCACTATCCCTAATGGTGCAAGAATCTTAAGCGGATCAGTAAGTTATGATGCTCTTAATTCAAGCACAACTATATCAGTTGGACATGGTGCTTATACAAACTCAGCAGGAACAGCAGTTGCTCTTGATGTTGATGAGTATAAAGCAGCAGCCGCTTCAACTTCTGCAGAAACAGTTGTTGCTGCAGATACTATGGCTTTAGGTAGAAACACAGTAGTTGATGCTGACGAAGATGGTATTCCAGTTACAGTTACATTAGCAGGTGCTAATGGTGCTGGTACTATTCAGTTGCAACTATTATATGTTAAAGACTAATAAATAGTTTGGGTGGGGGAGCAATCCCCCATCTTTCTTTAAATGAAACATTTGAAAGAAGTCAAACCTGTGTTACATTTTAAGAAAGATGATTATGTTTATAGATTTGTTTTGGTAGACAGATTTAAACACACAGCATCTTCTCATAATGGATTTGATATTCATAATGAGAGAACAGAAGCGGAAATCTGGCAACGGATGACCAATAGAAAAATAAGAAGAAAATATATAACAAAGGAGTAGATATAATGAAAAAAGGTTTATACGCAAACATTCACGCAAAAAGAAAAAGAATTAAATCTGGCTCAAATGAGAAAATGAAAAAACCAGGATCTAAAGGATCTCCAACCAAAGCAAATTTTAAAAGAGCAGCTAAGACAGCAAAGAAAAAATAGATGGCATCTATAGTAGACATTTGTAATGGATCATTAAATCAATTAGGAGCTACTACTATTCTATCCCTATCAGAAGATTCAAAAAATGGTAGACTTTGTAATTCAAGATACACTCAAGTAAGAGACGCAGTATTTAGATCTCATCCTTGGAACTGTTTACAAAAAAGAATAGAACTAGCTGCAGACTCAACAGCTCCAGCATGGGGATTTAAGTATCAATATACTTTACCTTCGGACTGCTTACGACTGTTAGTTATTTTAGATTACGATTCTGATTACAAAGTAGAAGGTAGAAAAGTATTGAGCAATACCTCTACTATGAAAATTTTATATGTATCAAGAGTTACTGATCCTAATGAATATGATGAATTACTAAGAGAAACTTTATCTGCTGCATTGGGTGCAGACATTGCTTACGGAGTAACTTCTTCTAATCCTGTTGCACAAAATATGTATAAATTATTTCAAGAAAAATTAAGAGATGCTAGATTTGTAGATTCTACAGAAGGTCAGAATGTATCACAAGATTTAGGAATGGCAGATGCTATTGACGCTGGTACTTTTATAAATTCAAGGTTTTAATTTATGGCTAGAGTTGCGGTACAGCTTACCAACTTTACAGGTGGAGAACTATCTCCCAGACTAGATGGTCGTAATGATCTTACTAAATACAGTTCAGGCTGTAAGACTTTAGAAAATTTAATTGTATATCCTCATGGTGCTGCAGCTCGTAGACCAGGAACATCTTTTGTTGCAGAAGTTGCAAACAGTGCTAACAAAACTAGACTTATTCCTTTTGAATTTTCTACTACTCAAACTTATATGTTAGAGTTTTCTAATCTTAAAATTCGTGTCTACAAAGACAATGGTTCAGTGTTAGAAGGAGATAAAACTATATCAGGAATTACTAAAGCTAATCCTGCAGTAGTAACTGCTACTTCTCATGGTTACTCTAATGGAGATGAAGTAGTAATTACTGCTGTTGCAGGTATGACAGAAGTTAATGGTAAAAGATTTTTAGTTGCAGACAAAACTACCAACACATTTGAATTACAAGATAAAGATGGAACTGATATAAACAGTTCAGGATTTACAACATATAGTTCTGGTGGTGTTTCTAATAAAGTATTTGAAATAACTACACCTTACACAACAGCACAATTATTTGATATTAAATTTGCACAGTCCGCAGATGTTATGTACATTACTCACCCATCTCACGAAGTAGCAAAACTATCTCGTACTGGTCATACTACTTGGAGTTTAGATGAAGTAAGTTTTACTAAAGGACCATTTCAAGATCCCAATATAACTACTACTACTTTAACACCTTCAAACGCATCTACAGGATCAAGAAATATTACTGCATCTGCTATTACAGGTATTAATGGTGGAGTAGGTTGGTTAGCTACAGATGTAGGTAGGCAAATACATTTTAACGGAGGTTATGGAGTTATTACAGCAAGAACTAATGCAACTGTCGCTGTAGCAACTATTACTACAGCCTTTACTAATGCTAATGCTATTACTGATTGGTATCTCGGAGCTTTTTCAGACACTACAGGTCATCCTTCTTGTGTAACTTTTTTTGAGCAACGATTAGTATTTGCAGGAACAACCAATCAACCACAAACAGTATTTTTTTCTAAGTCAGGAGATTATGAAAACATGGATGCTAATCTTACAGGAACAATCTCAGATGATGACTCTATTGTATATACGATTGCATCTAACCAAGTAAACGCAATTAGATTTATGACTGCTACTAGAACTTTAATTATAGGTACAGCAGGTGGTGAGTTTACAGTATCAGGTGGTGGAACAGACTCTGCAGTTACACCAACCAATATATTAATTAAGAAACAATCTAACCATGGTGCTGCAAATGTAGATGCGATTGCAGTAGGTAACGCAACTTTATTTCTACAAAGAGCAAAAAGAAAAATTAGAGAACTAGCCTATAACTTTGATGTAGATGGTTATCTTGCTCCTGATATGACCATTCTTGCAGAGCATATTACTGAAGGTGGACTAACACAAATTGCTTACCAGCAAGAACCTAATCAAATTATTTATGCTGTTAGAGGAGATGGAGAGTTAGTAGGATTAACTTACCAAAGAGAACAACAAGTAACAGCCTGGCACAGACATATTTTTGGAGGTATCTTTGGAACAGCTACTATTACAGTTACAGATTACGCAAATATAAAAAATGGAACAAGAATTGTTTTAAAAAAATCAGATGGCACAACTACCACTTTTACTTCTGCCACTTCTGCTACTTCTGGATTTTTTCACAACGCTACTAGCAACAACCAAACAGCTACTAATTTAAAAACTCTTATTGATGCAGATAGCAATTTTACCGCTACTGTTTCTAGTAATGTAGTTACTATTAAAGAAGTGGTATCTACAGGTTTAGATTACTTAACTATTTCTAGTTTTGACATTGCTAGACTTACTGCAACTAGCGAAGGAAAATCTATTTGCGAAAGTGTTGCGGTTATACCAACTGATGATACAGAATATCAAGTATATGTTATTATTAAAAGAACTGTAAATGGTTCTAGTAGAAGGTATGTAGAATATTTAAACAATGTTGATTTTACAGAAACAGATAATACTACTTTTAATTATTTAGATAGTGCTTTAGCTTATAGCGGAACTGCTGTTACTACTCTTTCTGGATTAGATCATTTAGAAGGTCAAACAGTTCACATATTAGCAGATGGTGCAACTCATCCTACAAAAATAGTTTCTTCTGGCTCTGTTAGTTTAGATAGATCTTCCACAGATGTGAAAGTAGGATTAGGATATAATTCTATTTTACAAACCATGAGATTAGATGCTGGTTCTCAAAATGGTACATCTCAAGGAAAAACAAAAAGAATTTACGAAATTACTGTAAGATTATATGAAAGTGTAGGAGTAGAAGTAGGACCTAATCTTTCTGATATGGAACGAATACCATTCCGTACTTCTGCAGATGTGATGGATCAAGGTATACCCACATTTACAGGAGACAAAGCAGTAGAGTTTAGAGGTAATTATGATACAGATGGATTTATATTTGTTAGACAAACTCAACCTTTACCTTTGACTGTTTTATCATTATACCCAGAATTGCAAACCAATGACTAAAGATATTTTACAAATAGTGCCTTATATTTCAAAACATGGTAAGATTATTCTAGCCAACCAAATGAACCATGTTCTTATGGATAAAGATGCTCAATTTGAAGGAGAAGCAATGGAATTAGAACAGACAGGTTTAGCTTATACTTGTATCATTAATGATGATCCTGTTGCGTCTGCTGGTATGAAAATTATTTGGAATGGAGTTGCAGAAGGCTGGGTGTTAGCAAGTAGTAAAGTTTGGGATCATCCATTAGTTATTGCTAGAGCTATTAAAAAAAACTTTGCAAGATTAGCAAAAGAAAATGAAATCCACAGGGTACAAACTGCTGTAAGAGCAGATTTTACTATGGGTTTAAAATTTGCTAAATGGTTAGGATTAAAGGAAGAAGGATTAATGAAGAAATACGGATTTGATGGTTCAGACCATTATAGATATGCGAGGTTGTTCTAATGAGTTTTGTATTTGATATTGCTGCAGCAAAACAGGCAAGTGCCGCAGGTAAGTATAATCAAGCTGTTCAAAATAGAAATGCTACGATTGCAGAACAAGAAGCTGAAATGGTTGAAAAGCAAAATGAATTTGATCTTGCTAAATTTGACCAACAATTTGCACAACTTGAAGGTAAAACAAAAACTGCAATATTAACATCTAATGTTGAACTTTCAGGATCTGGTTTAAGAATATTAAGATATAACGCAGAACAAGCAGAAATAGAAAAGGATATTACAACTTACAATTCTAAAGTAAAACAATCACAACAATTAGAAAAAGCAAACTTTGCTCGTATGCAAGGACAAGTAGCTAAAAATGAAGCAAGAGCTACTGAACTAGGGTACTATGCTAAAGCAGGTCAAAGTTTAATGACTTTAGGTTCTGGAGGTGGAAAATAAATAAATGCCAAAAATACCAACTTTTACATCTAAAGCTAGACCAACTGCAGAAGTAGGTTCTATTCAATCCAATATAAGAATTGATCCAAATAGAACAATGGGTGCTGCATTATCTACTGTAGCTGGAAGAGTTCAAGACTATTATATTAAAAAAAGAGATAATGAAGAAAAATTAATTGCAAAAAAAGCAGTATTGGAATTAAAATCAGAAACAGATAAAATTATCCAATCACAAAAAGATAACATTAGTGAAGAAGAATCTATAAGTAATTATAAACAAACATTTACTCCTTTATTACAAAACAAATTATCTACCATTCAAAACAGAAGAGTTAAAAAGTTAGTAGAACAATCTATTGATTTAGAAAATTCTGAAAATATTTATCATTTAAAACAAAATTCTTTTAAAGCATATGAAAAAGAGAGTGCCAAAATTTACAATGAAGAAATCCAAGCAGGTGCTGCAAAATACAAAACAGAAACAAATGAAAAATTAAAAGAAAAACATAAAAATACATTATATGAAACAGCTAGATTATTTAATGAAGAGCATATGTTGGGATCTAATGATCTTAAAAAAAGAATAGAATCTATTGATAGC